GTCCAATTAGAGATCAGAGCTTTCTGGTTTCTTAGGCGGACACTGCTTTTATCCGTTACCGAATAAAAGTGAACACATTCTTTACCAGGTGGTCGCTCCCACGTGTGTGTGAGCTCCGGCATACGTTCGTCACAACGGACTTGGAATACATCCCAAAACCGCCAGCCTTTCGGCTGGTACGAAACGTACACCCCATCCGGCTCTCTAGCCATTTTAGACCAATAGTATGGTTCAGTATCCTTGACAAAGCGTTTCTTCTCGCTAGTGCCAAGGTAACCAAATTCTACTTTGTGTGTCTGCGTATGATGGTTATACTTATACCGCGGTAGAAACCACGGTAAAAACCACTCTGTCCGCCACTCCGATGTTTTAATACCGGACGTGTCTGGGTACGAAGGAGGAACCTGAAACAGAGTGCCTGAAACATTGGCAATCTCGATCTCAAGCCATCTAAATGTCGCTGGAAGTTCCAAGCGATCCCATCTCCGTTGAAGAGAATTATACACTTTATACAAATACGCAGTGTATTGTGTTCGTGTCAAGTGTCCTTCGCTGAAAGGCAGCATTGCTGGCCTAACATCGTAGCCGCGGTAGTAGTCCCCGCCGCATGATTCTCTAAAGTTAGATTCAACGAATGTTTTCTCTTCGTTGACCATAATGCCAAGTTGCCGGAAAAATTCGACAACAGGACGGTGCACCTGTCTGGGGTATATAAAATCATCCCCATAAACAGAATACGTTCCTTTAACTTTAAAGAGGTTGCCTATTGCACGAATAATGCAGTAAAAGAAAAGAGTTTCTACAGGAAATGTTGCGGCGTTACCCATAGGCAGCACTGAGCTGGTATGGACATTATCGCCACTCGTGAGAGTTGTATTTCGTACAAACGTCTTCTTCAAAGCGTTGTACCACTCACGAGGTAACACAGCATTGAGGTGCCACGACATTATGGACATTGACGCGTTTGTCAAGTCTGCCGTAACATGTGACCGTGATACCGAATATCGCTTGGCGAGCATTTTATGTCTCGTTTGCAGCTTTCCGATACGCAGGCCAGCCTCGGCTAAACGCGCCTCTACCACACCACCATATCCATAGCTGAAAAATAAAGCTATCAGGGTCAGTGGCGTAATGGGACGGTGCGTTTTCCAACTCTTTGGTACAGAAACCAGTTTAAGAGAGTCGTGATTAAGTGCAAGAGGTTTTCCACCTCTGCGGGCTGTTCTAAACAACCTTTTAACTACCCGTTTTAACACGGGATCCGTTGGTAAATACTGGTTGAAAAACCAGGGGCGGACATCACTTGAACACGTAAAAGCTTTGGGTGTAGTCAGTTTATGATCTAAATAAGCATCTTTATAACTACATCCAATACTAGCACGCTTCCCAAACCGTACATGACATGCAAGCTCGTTATAGTCGAAAGGACCAAGAATGGCCTTTGCTACCTTACGGGCTTCTTGCAGCACCTCGAAAAGCAAGAGGGATCGCTGCTTAAACACCGAGAAGGTACGCTGTGACTCAACGAAAGAATTCTCCGTTTTTGTCAACAGCTCCTCATCAGTGTACATGTCTTTTTCGAAACGGTGTCGTTTAAAGAGATGTTTCAGTTGCCACCACGCTTTAAAACGATGATGATCTATGAAACCCAGGGCCGGCCATTCATAGTCCCTGAAAACCCCAATTCCGGCATGGAATGCTGCTTCAGCATCCTTAGCGAAATCTTGGCCATGAAACTGTCGGAAATCTCTCAATAGGTTACTAAACACTTGTTTAGCAACCACATCGGGCGTATAGCCACTAATGTACGTCTGCATTCGATAGCTCCTTAAAGAACTTTGTTAGAAGCTCAATTTGCTTCGGCGTGTTCACTAACGACATAATGGTGTGAAAGAAGTGTTCACTGTCAGCACAGCTGGCAGATATACTCCCATCGTCATTAAGATCGAAGCGGACGCTTTCGCTATCAGAAACTATAAAAATGCTCAAACGGCGGTCTTCACACATGATGTATCACCTCGGTGAATTTTATCATGCTTGGCATACCACTGGTATACCATAGCACAAATTTGCTGAATCCTATTCTACATTCCAGGAACAACTGCAAGAGCTCTAAGTAAGTGAGCCGGCAGTATGGAACATATCGAGCTCTGAATCGAATATTAGTTGCGCGAACAGCCGTCTGCCATTAAGAATAGTGGCAGCTGGTGTATTAACGCTATATTCGGACTCGTATCGGAAATTGTTCACATCAACGGTCCCATCGGTATTTTGATAGGGTACGAAGAGTGAAATCCACAATTTTCCTTTTGAATAGGTGCCGTTTGGTTGACGTACAGGCATTCTACTCCTGAACGCGACATTGAGGCGTGTTTTAAAATCAGTATTGGAAGAATCGGAGCAATGAATGCCTCCCTTGACTTCCTGACCATCGACAGCGAAAGTTTTCGCTGTCCCACCGGTGACGGTAAAGCCTGTGGCTCCGTCTAGCAGTTGAAATGAGTTCAATGCCATGGTAATACTCCTTTATTTGGGGCGTAAGGCTTTTGGTAGCCTACCCCAGATTAATGTTAAAGCATCGATCTGTTTTTTCAAATCGAGTGCCTTTGGATTTACCGTCGGAATTGACGGCAGGGCTTGGTTCAGCCTGCGTTCCAACTTCTGAAACCGCATTTGATAATTGCCAGGACACTTGAAAACCCCGTAGGGCGGATATGGATAGTAAACTTCCAATCCATCAAATGTCAAGGTGATATCACTCTTCTGACTTGTTGTTGAACCATGGATTATTAATCCATTGCGATTTATTGACATCGCCTTCAACCACGCACCAACTGAGTAGAACCAATCTACAACGAAGGAAAGCGTAAGTAGTTCCCAGGCTACGCTTGGCATGGATAGCATATCCAGGCCGTAACGTTCTGCCCAAGTAACTGGCTTGTGTAGTGAATACCCGACTGCTGTACCCACTTTGAAGCTTGACGCAAGCGTCAACTTTCCTCGGATAGCATACGGATAAATATTCCTGCCGAAGGGGCCAGGTAATACCTCCCTACTATCCCACTTTACTGTTGCATGTTTTCTGTACAATTTTCCTTCGATTTGGCCTAATTGCCGCTCGAAGTGCTCAATGATATCTCGGATTTGATAGATTACGGGCATAATGCCGTAACGCCATTCTAACCAAGAGCCAGAGAGCATGTCCAGTGTGTCACTCATACGACGCGGACTCGACCTTTGTAACTTATTAAAAGTGTCAAGAAACGTCTTGAGCGACTTGAGGGGTTGGGCAAAACCGGCGAGTGTTTCTTTAAGCTCACCAATATATACACCAACGTCTAACTGCGTACGTTTTAATTTACCGTACGCCTTCACAAGAGTGTGATCGGCACGCATACTATCCCAGCCAGCTGCGGTTTCGCAGATAGCTAATGGATTGTAGGCACCGATTGCGTAAGCACCAAGTGCTCCCCACACTTTATCCGTCGGATAAAGTTCTGTGTGAGAAGAGTCTGATGACAGCGCATATGCACTCTTGATCGTTACCGGATGTGCTAGCCACTTGCCTGGCACAAACTTGTCCTGGTTGTTAAGAGCCGAAATGCTCTTAAAGCTACCTATAACATCATCCTGCGTAAAGACGGTAGTTGCACCGCCGTAGTACGCAAGAGAGAGGTTACAAGTAGCGGCATTCCAGTCCATTGTTTCCGGCATAATACCTCCAACATGTTGTAAAATGTGTTGCAGCTGCGCACCCACTATGGGTG